TTACGCGCCTTGGGCTTCCACGCCTTCTTTTGCTTTTTCGGCGGCAATACGTCGCTCTTGAAGAATGTTTTGAACATCATGTTCGTTTGGATATGAGGCAATGTAGCACTCCAAGCAAAGTTCCGGCGCGTTCATTGTGATGGATCGGTTGCTTTCGTCAACGCGGCTATACAGCGCGTAGGGAGGGAAAGGAAATTTGCATCTCCAGCAACGCTTTGCGTTTAGTTCCATGTTCCAAAGTCGTTATCAGTTGAACAAATGCTAGCGACCCATTTCTCCCCATAATGGCAGGCAGGTATTGCCTTGATAGCTTCCAATGCACCACAACACACAATTGCTGTGACTCCAGAATCTCGGAGTGCGTCAATCCACTTCCTTTACTCTGGTGAAACATCGGAAGGAACACCGTTTTTTCTTTTCAGTTCCACAAATATCACTGCGCTTCCTGGAGTATAGATACACATATCCGGAAATCCCTTGCGAATACCCATCGCTTTATTCCGTGCCAGCGTCTTGTAGTTGGGCGACCACTTCCCGCCGCGCATGGATCCCGCCGGGGTGCTTTGTCCGAGGGCGGTAAATTCGTACCCATTCAATGTAAGCCACTCGACAAAGGCGCGCTGTTCTTGTTCTTCAGTTGGGATCATGTTTTTCATACCTATTTTGTAAATTCTTCTGCAATAGACGTGGCGACTTTATCTGCATTTAGCATACGCTTGAGGTCGTCTTGGTTCGACATATACCCTACCTCCAAAAGGAAAGAGTTTACACCTTCTACATCCCGTACCATTCCCAAACGCTTGTTTTTGTTCGCTGTATCTTCCGCAACGCGCCAGTTCTCCTGGTTGGCAGAGCGTGCAATACGTGCGGCCATAGTCCTTGCCCCTGGCATGGCAGCATTGTAATAAACGACCGCACCGGAAGACGTCGGAGTATCAGAAGCGTTGGCGTGAATGCTCAAAAGGTAGCAGGTTTCAGGTGTGCAGTTGAGTTCTCGAGCTTTCTTGTTCGCATATTCGATATTGCTTCGGAGCGTGTTCGGAGCATATCCGACCGGGACAACGGTGGAAAAAGCAGAACCGATCAATTTCACTTGGAGCTTGGAAGCAATCTCTTTGACGGTGGAGCGTTCAGAAAACAGGACTGTTTTCCCATCTTCTGCATAAATCGTTGCTCCCCAATCTCTGCTCCCACCTTCCCCGAGTCCATGCCCTGGGTTGAGGAATAAAATGCTATTCGAGAGGTCAGCCTTTGGAATATCTGCTGCCGCTTGTGGCATTATCTTTTCCATAATCACATTGATTTCTTGTTCGGAATCTTCGGTGACCGTCATGGTAGAGCAATCTACCGGGAGAGAAAGCGTCCCTGTTTGGTTAGCGGCACGGCAGGACTGCGCCCAGGATTGTGCTTTCCTTGCTTCGGAGTTCAATCGATCAGCCTCTTTCAGGTAGGTTTCAGCGTCTTTCAGAAAGGAGGTGGCCGATAATTCAGCGCGGCTTGCCTCGATCAAGATGGATGCTTTCTCTTCATCGAGTGCCTTGATTGTACGCTGGATACGTTCTTCTGCGGAAATAGGTGCCAAGATACCAAAAATGAATCCAATCATCGCTACGACGAAACCAATGGCCAAAACGATGATGATTTTTGACTTGAGCGGAAACCGTGAGAGGAATGATTGTTCGATATTGATACGCATATTATGTGATGCTATAAAGTAAGTTTTGAAAGTTCGACGGGATCGACGAGATACACCGGTGTTCCATCGTGTGTCATATCGGAGACCTGATTCGGTGCGCCAGCGACCGAGTACCGTTGTCCGTCAATGTCCGTCGCAAAGTAGTTTCTGATGCGGAGGATATAGGCGGCGAAATCCTTGGTGACCAACTGGGTCGTTGACTTGGTATATTTGATTTTCTTCCGCTTGTCCCACTTGAGCCGGGCTTTCACAGTGAGGAACTTTTCTTTGAGTGCTTCGTGGGTTTCGTCCGGAGACATTCCGCAGTAGTCGGAGATGGCCGGAATCACCACGCCCCAGTAATAATTGTTCTGTTCCAGCGTCCGTTGTTTTTCTTGGGCGAGTTCGTCGGGTGGGCAGGATAGGGCTTTGACTTCCACCTGTACCCATTTCCCCCGGAAGGGGGCCAAGGCTTTCGCAAATTCTGAAAGGTTCTTGGCCTCCCCGGTGTCGGAAATTTGGAGGAAGTGGCGCATTATTCCACGATAGTAATTTCTCGCTTCTGAATCAGAGAGGCAATGGCCGGGTCAAAAATGAACCCTTCTTTCATGGCCTTCTTGGCATCCGTGACACTTGGCTCCGTGGTCGTCTTGGTCTTGGTGAATTGCGGGTAGAGTTCCATGAACTTTTGTTCGTCCTTTATTTTGAAGGAGCCGGACGTGTAAGAAAGTTTCCAGTTCTGGCCGCCGACTTCCAGCGTCTCTTTTCCTTCGGCTTCCATCATATCTCCGATCGTGCGGCGTACTTCGGAGTCAAACAGTTCAATTTCCTTCAGTTCGTTTTCAGCGACCTTGAGGGCGGAGAACTCCGCCGTTGATTCAAGTTTTGCTTTTGCTTGTTCAACCGCCGCGCGGGCGGCGTAGAGCTTACTCTGTGTCAGCGCGTAACTGGCGGGGAGTTGGATGAGGTTAGCCATATTATTGCTTGGGTTGGATGTAGGAAAGGTTGCGTTCAATCACCAACGTGATAAGGCTTTCAATACCGGTCGGTGTCAGGTCTTCCGATTTTTCGGCGAGTCCCTTTGATTTGCACAGGGAGTCCAAAACGTCTTTGGTGCGGAGCTTGAGAGCCTCGGCCGTCAGTTCCGGATTGTTCCAGTGTTCGGACAGTTTCTTGTGTTGCAGTGCGCTGGCCTTGGTACCTGCGGCGCGTTCTTGGGCAATCACGTCGGAAATGGTGTCTTCCAAGGACTTTTCCGGTGCGCTCTTCGGTTCTGACTTCTTGTCGTCGTCCCAGGCTGGCTTTTCAAAGGTCTCTTTCTTGGGTGCTGGTTTCTTTATCGAAAGTGTGTGTCCCGTTTCTTCGATGTCTTCCACCGTGTGGAATGGAACCATGAAGGTTTTGAAGAGGAACTCGCGCAGGGCGACGGATTGTGCCTTGGTTGTACACTTGTCGCCGTAGTCGATTGCTTCGCCGTCGGATTGCCCTTGTATGCTGGAACCATCGTCGGCGAAAACCCGGAACGTGTAATTATTCACCACGCGGTATCCGGCTGCCCCAGCCTTGGAAACAACGTCCTGATTTGCCAAGTGTTCGATCTTCTCGCAAATGATGGTAAGCCCGTGTTCTGCGAGCAGTGGGGCGAATGCGTCCATCGCGTCGTCTATTCCACGGAAAGAGTAGTTTTGCTGTTGATTCTTGCGATTCTTCCCAACAGCATTAACGTCTTTCTTCGCAGCAGCGATTTGCTGATAAATCTTTTCTGCCATAGGGTTAGGTTAGGAAATATGGCGTGAGTATTATATGGCTTCCGTTTCGTTTTGCAAATCTTTCTTTTCAAATGATTGTACAAAGAGGCGCATACGGTATAGTGGCATAGTCTTCCCGATAGCATCCATATGCTTTTTGCATTCCTCTTCCAAACGCAGGCGTGTTTTATAGGGAAGAGAAATCAGGAACTGGTCTTCTTCACTCTTGGCGTCAAAGTCTTCGATATCGCTTACGTTCGCTCGTGCGGTGGCTCCCCAGGGAGTCTCGACCATATAGGACTCGTTCACTTTCTTAATGTAACTTTCCTTTTCTATGCGGTCAAAAAAGAACCGGCGGCCATCTTTCAGAATAACGACACAGAGAGGACGATAGATTTGTGGAAGCATAGTATGGTGATTAAAAGAAGTTTATTTTTTGTTCTTGCTTCGGTTGATCCAGCCATCTTTCTCCATTGAGCCATGTTGCGGCGTGTGGAATAAAGCGTTCTTCTTTTCCTTCGACGCTCGGAAGAAATGTTTTGAAACCTGCGGCTATGGTTTGAACGTCTGCTTTTTTCAATGCCGCTGTAAATGCTTTCCGCGCTTGGCCCTTTCCTACTTTTCTTGGATAAGAGTTCCAGAATGATTCAAAAAGTGAATCCTCACTCATTCCCCCTTTAGGGGGTAAGGGGGTTATTGTTTTTTGTTCTTTTGTATTGTTCATACTGTATTGTTCTATGTCCCGGCTAATTTGGCCGGGAGGGGTGGTGGCTAATTTGGCCGGGAGGGTAGTGGCCACGCTAGCCGGGAGGTCTGAACTATCTTCGTCAACAAAAATTTCTACGTCTGGCTCGTAAAGAGTATATATCGTAGACTGGCATTCTATATTCCGTAACTCCCTTTTAATGAGTCCAAGCTCCTCAAGTTCTTTTAGTATTCTCGTCAAATTTCTATCATCGATATTAGTCATCTTACAAAGCTTGGCGATCTTTGGCCAACAAGTCGCGTTACCACCCTTAAAAAATGAAAGTGCTGCGTATACTTTGAATTGACGAAGTGTAAGATCGCTTGCTATGATAGAAGCTGGAAGTCTGGCATGCTGGTCGACACTCTTTTTGTTTCCCATATGTGAAAATTAAAAAAGCCCCGTACACAGTAGCGGCTGTATGAACGGGGCGTTTAGTTTGTTGTCTCCCTCCCTGGTGGGTGGGCTCAGACCTGGCCGCTACGGCAAGTCAGAGCCCGCACAACCTTTCGATTGGTCGGGGACATACCGGGATTATACGCACTTTTTCAAAAAGTAAAGAAGAAAAAATCCCCACCGAAGCGGGGACTTGCATGAGTCACGCTACCCATCAGGGCATGGCATAATAGCCTCGGCGTGTTCCTAACCCTATGCGCCACCATAATACTCAAAAATTATTCGGGAGCAAATTTGCCAGTTCCATGTCACGGGATTGTCAAAAAGAAAGTATGGCGCAAATCTGGACAAAAAGCCCCGGAGCAGTGCAGGATTGAAGAACTGGCGCAGTCTGAACTATTCGGGAAAATTCGGTGGGATTCGGATTTTGTCGGTTTCATGTCACGACTTTTGTCAAAAAGAAAAGCGGCACGAGTTGGGAATAAGTCGGCATTTTTAATGCGCTCCGCATCTGTAAGCCAAACATAGGCAGCTTAGGCCAGCTTAAGCCGTCGCCAAAAAAGCGGCCCGCTCGGCCGCCCAGTTTGCCATGCATCAGCAAACTACTTATTAAACAAGCCTTTTACCTTTTCGGAGAAAGCTGGGTCAAGTTTCTGGAGTGTACGTCCCAACATGAGCCAAGTTTCTTGGCGGGTCACGTTGTCATTTGGTCTCTCACCGTTGGTAATACCAGCTTCTTTCAATGCCTGGATAATAGCTGTGTCCATTTTCTTACGGAAGTTAGAAATAATATCTGCGCTTGATTGATCGAACACTTCATACGCGGAAAAGAGGTTTCTAAAGTTCTCAACGTAGAGCTTGCACCGACCGGCCAACCCCCACGTTACCCCACCGGAGTTCCGGAGCCAGAGAAAGTCTCCCATTTCGTCACCATCGTACCCATCGAACATGAAGGCATGTCCGTAGGACGACGTGGCGGGGGTAAAAATGCCCGTAGAGGCCGTTGTAGTCCAATCTGCCTGGTTCGACCCCGTATAGACCGTGTTGCCACGCGCTAGGGCCTGTTTTACACCTTCGAATGAGGTTATTCTCCCCCAACCGGAGATGAGTTTCAAATCATCACGGAAGAATTTCAAGGCATCTTGTAAGGCTCCACCCTTGATTGGGTTGAACCACCCTGCTTTTTGCGCCGCGTCTATAAATGAATTCGGATTTTTCGGGGTGAAAAAGAGTCCAGAGAGCTTATTCCTCACAAATTCTTCAAAGTTTTCCTCGTTGGAAGAATGAGTCAAGCCATAAAGAGTACATGCGTACTCGGTGGACTTATCTAGTGTTTGATTATAGATAGGAGTTTCCCAGAGATTCACGCGTTCCGGTATCTCAACAACGGATCCACAAATATCATCTGACCTCCAGTCCCTATAATCTGGACGGTCGATACAGGCATCAGGTTGTATATTATGAAATTTATTGTGATCCATACGGCTTTTGTATATGTGAGAATGGCTCTATCACAAACACTCTCTCACGTCCGTTTATCTCTTCAGTCACACGAGCCTCTTTAAGATCGGAGCGTGCTATAATACGCGCAACGACAGAGGAGAATCTATCTGCTATTTCTAAACAGGAAGTATATACTACTTCTTGTCCATTCGGTAGGGCATGAAGAATACGGCCGTCCTCTGTCTTAAAAAATGTGTGGAGTTTCATAAGTAGATATTATCGTGCTCCTTCTGCTCCTGGAATAGATGGAATTTCGGTACCAGAATTATGCATTCTTGTTATAGCATCTAAGACTGCAACCTGTGTCCTGTTCTGTAGGTTCTTTGTTCCTTGTCGTGCTGCAAATCGAGCCTCAAACTTGGCTATTTGTACAAGCTCTGTGACGCCAAGTGTTACCTTGTTCAAGTCTACTAATTCGATGGCCATATATGGATTGGTTAGGAATAGATGGCAAGTATACGATAACACTTATATATTGAGTGTCAAATTATTTTGATAATTTTTGCATAACTTCTTCTAATAAAATACCCTCTATCTTTTCAGCTATTTTGAGCGGGCAACGAACACCATTTTCGTAGATTGGTGCAAACTCCTCGGCAACTCGAGACAGGGCAATGTTCTGTTCTTCTAGAGTAGCTCGTACGCTAGTTCCGTCTATTTCGTGTGTAAGTATCTCAAACACCCTTATCTGTACCCGCATTCGCTGATCCTTGACACTACCTGAGCGCAAAAAAAGCTCCTTCGGACAGGGGAGCTTCAAATTGCAGTTATCACATGGCATATTTTGAATTATTTTACCATAGCCGTGAGTGCGTCGATCTTTTCTGTGTTCGTCCTCAGGGCTTCTGTTTGATTCTGCACCTTCTGTTGTAAAAGTGCAAACCCAGTCTTTATATCGGCAAGGCTTGCAATTGTTGTTTTCATGTCGATAACATCTTTTTCAAGACTGTCTACACGTCCAGTTTGCTGTGCCCAAGTAACACCCCAACCAAAAAATGCGGCAGCAACGGCTACTGCAATTGTGGCAGGAACAGAAAATTTTCGTACGTCGCTTCCCATATTTTTAGCGTAACGTCTTTTTTTGCGCACGAGCGAGAGGCTTAGCGGACATCGAGCGTAGAACACGGACTGGTGCCCGCATTAACTTTCGAGCCGGAGCCTTCATCAATTTTCCTTTCTTGCATTCCATAGGAGTGATTTATATTGGCAGTATAAATTACTTCTGGATTTTGGCAACAAATTTCTTCTCTTCAAGTTTTACTTGAATATCACGGAAAAATTTTGACGCACCGGAAGAAAGAGCCGTGCCTATTACCACAAAAAGCATCTTCCAGGAAAACACTATATTTCCAGAGAAGATTTCCTGTGCATAGATGCACACAGAAATACATACTCCATAAAAGAGTGACTCCAACAAGCGACCAAACCATGCTGGAATATACCCCTTGTCTATCCAGACCCGGATAAATGGAAGCATAGTTTTTAATTTAGGAAATCAAAACCCGAACTGCTGTGTCTCCCGTAGCAGCGATGAGCTGGATCTTGGACAGGTTCTCTGTCGTAAGTTCCAAAACACCAGAGGTAGCAGCGATCGGAGTGCCAGAAGCTGTGGCAGCAGCGGCTCCCATCTCAATGTAGACGATGTTCGCACCAGTGTTGGCGATACGGACGTTATAGCGTCCATCTTGCTTGATGATGGAGTTTGCAGCAGCAGTGCGCTGTGCTTCCGTCATAAGGCTGTTCAGGGTTGCCGTAGCGGCAGAAGGGACAGTGATGAGCATAAAAAAGAAGTTACAGACAAAATGTACCGATTCCCCGATTTATGGCAAACCTATTGGAAAAGATCGGTCAATTGCTTCCCCAGTTCTGGTAGTCCTGCTTGTTCGTATTCTGACAGGACTTGTTCTATGGTAGGAACTGGCTGCAACAAAAGTTGTAGCGTAGACTCTTCAAGAGTTATCTCAGCAGTAAAGAATTCAAACATATTCTTTAATTAAAAAATAGAAAGAAGTTGCTTGTATTCTCGGTAACTGGTGTGCCACCAAAATCAAAGTTTACTGCATTCCCAGTTGGTGGAGTGAAAGTAGTAAGTTCGAAGTTGGCTGCGTTCCCAGAGGGTGGTGTATATCCCATATTATGCTGGGGTTACATCCCAAAGGCTTTTTGCATTGTACTTTGTTCCGCCATTTTCATATTCCACAGCGACGTGGTACTTTTTCGATGGATCGGCATAGAAGGAGTAAACGCCGCTTCCATTTGTAGTTGTCTCTCCAATTATATAATCATCTTCCTGACGTATAAGTTTCACAATGGCTCCGCTGACGGGAGAACCAGAATTTGAAACTACACCGGACACAACGGAAGATGGTGTCGAAAGTATGATATTTTTGGAATCAAAAAGTGAATTTGGCCCTGAATTATTTCCAGCAAACCCGGTTCCTATTACATATATTCCCGTGAGTATAACACCATTTATAGAGAAACTCCCGTTTCTGGGTACAAAGTAGACGTAGTTTCCAGTTGACGAACACTGCAGTGAAGTCTTTTTACCAACGGTACTTGGGATAGAGAATGTATTGAAATACACCCACATTCCAGGGCTGAAAGTAAATTGCGAACCAAGTAGGTCACAACGGAAATCTTTGCACTTTAAGCATGTACCTGTTGTTGATGGGTTGATACTTATTGGCGCAGAACAGTCAAACCATAGATTATTAAGTTCATAATCACCAAAAAACACGTTTCTAGAAGTTGTCGATGTTTTATCGGAAAATTTAAGAGTTGAAGTTTGTGGATATACAAACGTAAAGCTTCCAAAATATGACCAAGGACTTGAAGATCCATTCATATCCCAAGTTCCAGAACCCATATAGAGCATTCTAGGATATCCTGCCTGGGTATGTGAAAATGCCATTGCATTTACGTTGTATCCGTTTGCGTTTATTGTACCGGATAGATGAGAAATTCCGGTGGCATCAATTGTGTTTATATCAGAACTCAGTGTATATGTATCTCCGAATCCATTTTCATAGGGTATGTTCAGATTCATATCGTCAATACCATTAAAATACATTACACCCGATGTTTTTGTCTTTCCTGACATATCTATGGTCTTACTAGATCCGGACCTATAAAAATATACGGCTCCCGTGTGGGAATAGGTCATTCCAGATGATAATTTGAAACTCCCATATACCTGAATCTGTGAAGATCCAGCCAGTGTTCCAGTAAATCCAGTGCAATCTAGGTTTCCACACGTTGAAGACGCATTTATGGTGGAGGTTCCAGAACCAGAGTTTGCATCAAAATATACCGACTCACCGACTGGGACAGACGCACCGGATGCTCCTCCTGATGAAGTAGACCAGTTGGTCGTGCTGTTCCAGTTTCCGGTTCCGCCAGGAACCCAATATCTCTTTTTCTGCGCGTCGGTTGCGTTTGCAAAACCAAAACCAGTTCCAAAGTAGTTTCCAGTGCTTACCGTTGCTCCAGTTCCTAAGTTCCAAGTTGCTCCTCCACCAACTACGAGATTTGTGACTGTCACATAATCGAGAGTAATCGTCCCGCTTTTACACAATAGATGCGATGGTGTCGTTGCTCCAGCTCCAGAAAGTGTCTTTACGTTCCCAGAAGTGCCGGAAACACTGAACGAGTTAAACATACAGGCTGTTGACGGAAGCGTTATGGTGTGAGCAGCCGTTCCTATATCTTGGAAACTATTACAAACAAACCCGTTCGATATAGCAATCTGCCCAGTGCTTGTTCCTCTTTCAAAACTTACATTGTAGAGTTTCTTGACACAGTTGAATGTAAGTGTTGAGTTGGTTGAATCTGTAAATTTTATGGAAGAAGTTCCCGGTATGACAGTGACATATTTTGATGTATTTGATACGTTGAATGCTGTTGATGCTGCCGTCATTGTGTGGGTTCCGCTTCCGAAATCCAATGTTATAGCAATATATGTTGAACTCAGCGATGCTGAAAACGCCGTACAAGTGAGATTATATGTCAACGTTTTAAATGTTCCAGCATTGACGACAAACGCTGATAGAGAAGTATAATGGTTTGCCAGAGAATATGTCCCAGAAGGCGTATTTATGTTTACGTTCATATTTGCAGGCATGGTAACTCCCTGGGTATCAATTGTATGACTCGATAATCCTGATGGTGATACAGTGTCACTCCCTGAAACCGTCATCCCAGTCTTTAATTTTATCGATCCATATAGTGAGACAGTAGACCCAAGAGAAACAGAAAGCGTAAGTCCAGTTGTCCAAGTTGCTCCAGAAAAATCTATATCCTTTCCGGCTCTTGGAACATCCAAAGTTATTGTTTTTGATGTACCAAATGCCGTATCAATAATAACATTATCTTGTGGGAGTGGTATGCGAGAAGTCCAGTTTGCTACTGTCGACCACGTTCCTCCATTTACGTTTGTAAAATGCTGATCTGACGGTGTAGTAAAAGTAATACCAGTGTTTCCACCGCAGTCACCGGAATACCCTGTTGCGGATGATAAATCCCAACCTGCAGCTCCAGACGCACGGACAAGCCTAAAGTCGGTATTATTTATAGCTGTGATTCCAGCAGAAATTTCACATTCTAGTCCAGGAGTAACACTTTGAACTAAAACACGATCATATTGGTTTGTTCCACCATTTATAGTTAATGTATTTGTAACTGTAATTTTATAAGTTCCAATGCTAAAATATGAACCTTTACTAGGAGTAGCTGGTGCTATTTCAAGATCATAAAATGTAACTGGAACGTTTGAAGTTATTGTTGCAAGAGTATTTGTCAATTTCACCTTTTTACCATTTGGGTCAAATATCCCTCCATTTATTTGAAAAGCAGATGAACCATTAAGTGTCAGGTTATCAGAAAGCATTCTTTTCCCGTTTGTATCTGCAAGAAGAATCTTTGGCAATACAACTCCGTTAGAAGCAATTGTTTTGTCTGTTGTAAGTGTACTTTGAAAACTTATCGTTCCAGTATGTGTCCATAAAACTTCTGTTGCACTTCCTGTAATAGAAAAATTTCCATAGATATTTAGTGTTTGCGCCCCAGCAAACGTTACAGCATTTGATGCCCCTGGACCTGCCATGTTGAAGTCAAGACATGGCTGAGATGCTCCAAGCGTTACTGTATACGCCGCATTTGCAGTGGAAGAAAGGTTGGTGAAGAAAACACTATCAGAGGAAGTAGGGATGGAGGCACCACCTGTTCCACCGTCAGAGGCAGACCAGTTTGTGGTGTTGCTTGCATTCCATGTTCCATTTCCACCGACCCAGTAACGGTTTGCCATGTTGTTGAAAGGTTATGATTCTTGACCAGTGGCGAGTACGTCCCACTTATTGTCCGTAGAATTGTACACGCACCCAATATACAGAGTTTTTGAAATCACGGTAGTGGTCGGAAGTGTGATCCCAACGGCTCGATAGATAGCATTGAACGCTAGAGATCGTGCTGTTCCATCGTCTTTGATACGGATCAAGAGTCGGTGCCCGTTCTTGGGAGTCCCTGTCGGAGCACCAAATGTCGCACCGGAACCAAGGGCAGTGATTTGGTACTGATTGCAGTTATCTGCGTTTGGTGTTGGTGTTGCGGAGGTAGTAATTGTCGTGACTCGGACCGTATCCACATAGTCCTTGTTCGCTGCCTGATACGCCGTAGATGGTGCAGAAGAGGGAGTGACGGGGAAAGACGAGAAGGTCTTTATCCCTTCCAGTGTTTGCGCTTGATTGTCGATATGCCCATAGGTCACACCTGTTCCAGCGAGTTGAAGACCTCCCAGAGAGTTGTGGTCATTTGCTGGTGTTCCAGCTACAAGAGCCGTAGTGCGCCAGTCAACGTAGTTTGCGCCTGTGTCTGTCACAATCACGCGCGCCTTGACGGCGTTTGAGTAGGCTGTGGAGGTCTGGAAAATAACGGTTCCGATAGGAATCAGCTCTTGTTTTGGAAAGTTTGTCAGGATGTTTCCAATTTCCGTATTTGCTCCAGCACGTGCCAAAGGTGAAGTCGTATAGGTATTTTGACCAATGAAGGCCACCATATTCCCGCGAGAAGCGTCAGGAGTGGAGAAAACGTGACACAGAACATAGTCACTGTTTCCGACGACAGTCAGTTGCCAAGCCCCTCCGGTAAATTGGTTGTACACCAATCTTCCCGTCGAACCGACACCGGCTGTGACGTCCGTTGCGACGGAGTATCCAGCCTGTGTGAGTGTTCGTAGATATGATGAAGCACCGGAAAGGTAGTAGATAGGGAGTCCCGTGGTGGAAGCGATAGCCGATACAATTTCGATCAGGTCTTCGTCCGTTGTTACTCCACTCCCAATCGAGAATTGTGCATGTGCATCGGTGTTTCCGTTCCCAATGGAGAAGTTTCCAAGTGCCAAACCAGAAAGGTATTTTGCTCCTTGGGTAAAGTGCAAATAGGCATGTGTGTCTGAGTCCATGATATGTCCGTGTCCTTCCCGTCCGAACAAAATCTGTTGTGAATTGGCAGCGTCCCAGTAAATGGATTGTACGATTACCTTTGTGCGAATCAAAGAATCCACCTGTCCGTCGGTTGGGTTGACGACCTCGGCTAGAGATCCGTTGTCAAAATAGACCCAGTGGACACCTTCCACGTTGGAAATCACCAAATTCTGCGCCGTGCTGAAGCGGTACTGAACACCGAGCTGGTAAAAGTAAAATTCAGAGCCTGTCGGAGCAATGGTGAACGTCCGAGTTCCGTTGACAAACGATGTCGAATATGCAGCAGGGATTGCATTTTGGTTGGGGAATCCGTTGGCTGCCTGGATGTCATCCGGGTCGTCGTACTTGGAAGAGAAAACTTCGATTTCTCCCACTGTTGCAGAAGAAACGACGACCTTCCCGACGACGATGGGGAAATATCCACCTGTTGGGCGGACATTTGTAAACTCTCCGGCGGTTGTTGGGGAAACATAGAGCAGGTCACCAACCGAGAATCCGGAAGTATTGAGGTTGCGAACCCGCCCGCGCACGGTGATTTTCCCGACAGTTCCGTTTGGGATGGTGTTCGTAGCAATCCCAAACATATTGGCGGCAATCATGCGGGAGTTTGCGATTGCAAGAGCCGCATTTGTACGTCCAGAGGTAGCACCAGTGGAAGCGTAGACACCTTTCCCATTGGCAATATCAGAACCGGTGTTGTTGTAGACGAGAATATGTTCTTCCTGGCCAACTTGTGTTGTTGAACCATCCGCATTGACAATGTCCACGGTATCATCGGTGGAATTCCAGCGCATCGTTCTGGCCGTTGCGGCAGTGGCAGGGCTGTTGACAAATTCAACACCATCAACGCCCGTCATTTTTCCGTTATCGTCCAAATCAACGGAAGATCCTTGTACGTTTGCTCCGTCCCCACGTAAAATTCCTTCCAGGTCTGTTTCTGTAGTAGTAGAGACAAGATTCGGTCCAGCCTCACCCTGTGGTCCGGTTGGTCCAGTGTCTCCGGTGTCTCCTTTCGGTCCCTGGATACCTTGAATACCCTGCTCCCCCTGCGGACCTTGTGGTCCCGTATCACCTGTGTCACCTTTGTCGCCTTTTGCTCCGGTCGCACCAGTGTCACCTTTCGGTCCCTGGGGCCCTGTATCACCTGTGTCACCTTTTGGACCTTGTGGACCTTCGTCGCCCTGTGGTCCGGTAGCACCTGTGGCTCCTGTAGCTCCGGTTTGTCCCTTGGCGCCTTGCATCGCCATAACCAATAGGTTCGCACGCTCAAAACCGGGCGTATCACTTCCGGAAATTCTCCGGAAACGTCCTTTTACGGTATAGATACCAGCTTCGAGAGCTGTTGCTGATCGAGCAATCACACACCCTGGATTCCGTTCGTCCGTAGCAGACAGAGAAATTTCTTCCTCTTCATAGTCCACGCCGTCAATATTGAGAGCAATGCCCATCACGGCTCCAGTAGAGCCAGAGACGAGTTTCCCGTCGTACGTCATCTGAGCGGTGATATACGTCGTTTGCTGGAGAGAGATGGTAGTCTCTAAACCGGTGACGTCTTCAAGCGTCCCGCTGGTCGTAGAAACCTCCGTATCAATGGCAATGTAAGAAGAGGGTATCACTCCGGGGATTCCAGAGTTGCAACCGGCCAGGCTAGGATTTCCGTTTCCCATGTTAGGATATGCTTATGCGGATTTGGTCATTGGTGCTTCCCTCCGAAATGAGTCGTACCTTGGTCAGGTTGTCGGAAGAGTTCACAAATATCGCTCCCGGACAAATTCTGGTCCCATTTTCGACTGTCGCGTCAAAACCGTTTTCGTAAAATATGTTCGTTTCACCGAGATTTTGAATGGTGAAGCGAAACATTCCGTCTTGCGTGACAAGCCCACGGTGTGCAGCAGAAAATTCCTCTGGAGTGAGGAGCGATTTCATGTTTGCAGAGGTGGTTGGGACTGATACTCTCATAGTGAAAAAGCCCCCGTGAGGGGGCGTTTATTACGCTGGGATAAGATCGACCGATACGCACACGCCAGCGAGGGCAGTGATTGTACCAGTGAAGTCCAGAGCCAGGCGCTCTCCGGCTTCGATCGTGCAAATGGAATCAGAGGCCAAAGTGGCAGACTGAACCGTTTGCGCGGTACCCTTGGCATCGAAAGCAGCTGTTTGAAGAGCTGTTCCAGATGCGGGAACCGTTGTACCGGAACACTTCTTGACTTGAACCGAGACTGCGGAGCCATCAGAACCTGCCGTGGTGTGAACCTCGGAGATACCGACAACGCGCCAGCGTCGGTTTGCCACAAAGATGTTCTGGTCAATACATTCGGCGTTTGCCACGCACGTCTTTTGGACTGTAGTGGTGATATAGGCGCCGTTCTGCTTTTGGGAACAACCGGGAGACAAATGAATGTCTCGGTTGAATACCTTTTCTCCGTTTCCGGAGCGATATGCGTTTGCCATGTGAGTGCTTAGGTTAAAGCAGGGGGGAGGTAAACCCTCCCCCTCTTACCGACTAGAGCTTGATCTTCGTGTTCACCACCATCTTCGTGCCATCCAAGAAGAGCTTGGTGCCGTAGAGAGAAGTGATGTTCTGGAAGTAGCCATTGCGGAGCGGGGCCTTGTTGATGTCCATGCTCGGAGCTTCTTGAACGATGGCGGAAATCGCGCGGTCGTGCATGAAGATGATGTGAGAAGTGGACTTGTTTGCATCCCAAACGTCAGCAGCAGCTGTCAGAGTCTCGGAAACGGAGCTGTTGGAACCGCCCAGGTACTTGACCGTGAGAGTGTTCGCAGTGGCATCGTTTACGGCAGACACGCGGAGCTTGAAGCGCTTCAGAGCTTCGCCGGTGAGGGCGCGGCCCGTAGAAGTGGAAGTGCCTGGAGTGTTGATCAATGTGGCGAGGTTGAGGCGAGAAGCATCAGCATCGGCACCGATCAAAACGTTTCCAGCCGTGGTTCCAATCGAAGAAACGAAAGTGAAGACTTGACCAGCGATCGTCACCGTGTCGCCATCCGTCGGGTTGGTAGCCAAACCGAGAACGTAAGACGTCGGAGTGAGCGTGGAGAAGTACAAGCGGAATCCATCAACCATACCAGCACCTCCCTTGGAGAAGAACTGATCACCCATCTGGGTGTCCTTTCCAATACCGTAGGCAGTGAGGATGCGGCGGAAGCGAGGGTTCACAACGGCCACGCGGTTTCCGCGAGGAACGTTCTGGAGGTCCAGCTTTTCATTTGCCAAACCGATCACGTCGATGATGTTGGCAGCCGTCAGGGCAATCGAGTTGCCGGACGTTCCACCCAAATCTCCGTCGTCAATCGTGTTTGCAGCGTTGAACACTTCGCCCAACACGTTGCAGTCAACCTGGTTCGCCATAGCGCGACCATCGACTTCGCCGTATTTTGCACCAGCGTTCTTCGGGTCCTGCAAGTCATCGTGTTTGTCGATGTAGCGGGAGATGTAGTATTCCTTGTCAACCGTCAAAGTCTCGGCGGCATCGGCGATGTCAGCGGGAGTCATGTCAGCCGAGCGGCTGTACACGTCCGGGAGAACTTCGGTTGCGTAGGACTTGGAGAAGATTTGACCCTTGGAAAGTTGAGACTTACCAGAGAGGTCGGCTACTTCGAGCGAGAGAGCTTCGGCCTGAAACGTGCGCTGATATTCAGCAGACGAGACGGTCGCAAATGTACGAACGTTTGCCATAGTGGCGGAAAATTAAATGTTTTCCGCTTCCCCACTATTTTTTATCTTCCGATTTGGTTGTAAACACCTCCGCGGCGATTCAGGTGGATTTTGCTCCACTTGTCATAGCCAACGGGATCTTTCTTGAAATCGGGGATGTCATCTGGATCCTTGGACTTGAGAACCACAGTTCCTTTCTCTGTGCGAGATCGGGCTGCGTCCACTTTTTCTTGCTCTACCAAGCCATACCGAAGAGCTACTTCAGAAAGTGGCGTTGTGGGCGTGAATTTCGTGGCGCGAAGGTCTCGGAGTAGTTCCTTCTGCCGTTCAAGTTCTGGGTTCTGCGAGAAAAAGCGTTCATCAACACGCACGTTTTCGTTGATCTGTTCGATCATCTCGGGCGTGAGGTCAACCTTTCCGGCCTTGGGTTCACCAGCTCCGGACTTCTTCTTCAATTCTTCCTTAGCGATACGGAGGGCGTCCTGCGTATCCTTGAAGCGTTTCTTCAACACTTCGATGTCTTCTGGTTCAGCGTTCTGCTTGCCAGAGTCGGGTTGATCCTCTTTTTTAGGAGTATCATCCGAACCATTATTCCCGTCGGTTCCGTCTTCCCCGGAGCCGCCGTCCTCGTTGGAGAGTTCCACATCAGAGTCATCCTCGTGGATGGTGATGTTATTGGAGTCCGTCATGGGACTGCGTGGTAAAAAGATAAAGGGTCTTGCAACCCATGAAACCCACCGGTTTTTCGGTGAGTTCGAGCGTTGCCAGAGATATTAACGAGCGATTTACTCTTCTTTAATATCCTTTTTTTCGATTTGCGCAAGCTCTCTTGAGCGAAGAAATCCAAGAAATTTGCGGCAGAGTCTCGCCTCGCACTGTGCCTCGAACATTTTTTCACCTCCCGCCGAGAGAGAACGGTCGATGGCGAAGCGTTCCGATTCCATGAAGAAACGGAGAATTTCGGAATATCCAGGGGTCCTGGATATTTCCTGGACGGCAGCGCATTGACGGTTGAACGCCTCTTGGGCGCCGTTCTTCTCGGTTTCCCAAGTACGGTTTGCCCGCCACTCTTTGAGAAGTTCCAAAACCCCGGTTTTCATAGATTACAGTCCGTTAATAATAGATGCCTTGCCGATCACGTCCTGCGTGGTTTGTGCTGCTTCGGAGGGATTCGACACTGGGGCGGCGATGGGAGAGCCTCCAACCATCTGTCCCATCGCAGGAGCTGGAGGGAGGATATATTTCTCAGGCTTCATGCCTTCCATCGTGCGGATCACGTCCTTTACACCTTCTTCGGTGTTGACGTTCACGCCCATCTTCTGCGCGTTCATCAGAATGTTCATCAAGGCGATGGCCTGTTGAGAACGGTTGGCCGGTCCTTCCAAGCTGGACGAGTCGATTTCGATCTGAATGTCAAAACGCTCGATGGCATTCCGGAACATTTCTTTGTTTACTTCCCAGAAACCCGTGTCGTCTGACTTCTTGATCACCACGTTGCCCTTGATGTTGTCGAAGGCAGAGAGCAAGAGTTTGTAACAGAGCGAGCGGAGACCTTCTTCAAAGTTGTCCCGGACCATCGCAATCACGGCGTTGGACTCGAAGAACTTAATCTTTGCACCTGTGGCGGTGTTAGTGAGCGCCTGTTCTCCCGGCTGTTGTGAGGTATCCACCATGAACGAGGCATTCTGCATGTCCCGTTCAAAGTTGTTCTGTTCTTGGAAGTACGATGCGTTCAGTTCGGAAAGCGGGTACTCTTGGATTTCCTTGAGTGCGACTTCCGTCGAACCACCGACGGGGATGATTCCACCGTTTCTCCGTCCAGCCGAGGCAAGATCGGAAGGGTTTACCTGGGAAAGTGCAGACCAGAAAAATGGACGGGAGAGGTTCAGGTTGATAAAGGCAGCAGCTGCGTTCTTTTTGAAGTTGGTCTCGTTCATCAGGCCGAGAATTGGCTCGACGATTCCTGTGGCGAAATAGGTCTCGGTATCATCAAACGCCGAAATCTTTTCGATGGGCTTTTCAGTAATTTCTTTGTATCCAATCAAAAGGATTCCTCCGGCAATCGTCAGTTCGCAGTATTTTTCATCCCGGACGTCTTCCGTCTCGGAAAACCATCCGTAGAACTTGGTGATGTCCAGGTTGTCACGGTCGAGGTAGTCGATCACACTCCCCGCAGGAATACCAGCGATATTGGCCACTTGGGCCTTGTAGGTATCCAGCTTTTCTTTGTAGATAGAATAATCTGGAAGTTCGGCAATTTTGTCCAGGTTGAAGTATTCTTTGTTTCCTTTCAGTTCGGAGAACCGAACACCACGGCGGACCGTGATAAATGCGGGCATCTCGTCCAGCGAGGTATAGCGCGGATCGAAGAAGACGTCGGTGAAGCTGATATTCTCAATGGTCGGGTATTGGTCAACGACCTTCTCCACCTTGCTCCCGTCCTCTCGGTAGGAATTGCGGAGAACCGACCGGTATTGAATTTCGGTGTGGGCGAGACCATAACGGACCATCGAACGGACCCAGGAACGGATCTTTTTCTTCTGTTCTTTCCGGTTGAAGACGCTCTTGAGATAGTCCTGCGCAGCGCGGGCGTACAAGTCCATCGTCTCCAGCTTCTTGTTGCGCTCTTCCGCAGTCTGTTTTCTGTCAGTTTCCTCGTCAAAAATGTCCGTTCGGACGGAGACAATCGGGTTGGGAGCCTTGGCAAACAGTCTTCCGAGCCACTTGTTCTCGATTTCAAAGGCTTTGTTGACCTTGAAATTCGTGTCCCAATCGTTGGATTTTCCAGCCTCGAAGGTCGTCACGGCGTCATAGACACGCATGTTCCGGTCTCGCCAGTCCTGCATGAGATCATCATACTGGCTTCGCACGTCCATAACGTGCAGAACTGCCTTGCTTTGCTGTTCTAGTGGGAGTGCCTTCATACTTTAGTTGAAAATGGTCCTCCCCATAGTATCAAAGGAGACGGTCGGGAGGGAATACCGCACACCTGTGTTCGGGTGTAGTGTATACAGTTCGTAGAGATACTGCAAGGCGTCTATTACGTCATCGTGTCGTCCGCGGGGAAACTTCACAAGTTGGTCTTCCAATTTCTCCACCCAACCGGTGTTTTTCTTGTGGTGGATAAGCCCACGCGCATAAAGCGGTATAAGACGGCGGATGCGAAGATCTTTATCCTGTCGTGCGGGGATGTCTTCGCAGAGTGCCGGGATATTTTCTTTTGAAATGCGGTGTTTCAGAGAAAACGATATGGCTTGTTGGGCCTGTACCGATTCGATACCGACCTTCTCCGACCTCCAGACCTTCAGATGTCGTATGATCTCGTTTTCTAGTTGGAAAGGGTCGAGGTGTCCTGCGGTGATCTCCAAAATGTAGAGTTTGTCGCCTTCAAACGCCCCCGTCACAATTGCGGAGTCGTCCGCAGAGTCCTTTTGTGAGAATGCAGGATCAACGGCGGTGAAGACTCGGCGCGCTCCGTCCGGGCGGTCCACATAATACTTGAACCACTCCGGGTGAAACTCACGAGAGGAAGGGTCAACCGGATCCTGCTGGTACTGCGCTGCAAAGTTTGCCGGTCCAAGTGAGAGCTTGAGCGCGGCGAGCGCTTCGAGCGGGTAACGGTTCTTTTGGAGGGCTTCTCCGGCCTTCCGGTATGGTAATTCGTCCACTTCTGCGATGGACGGAAGGATAATCCGTCGCCATTTCTCGCCCGTACCATTCTTTTCCTTTTCGTGCAAGTATCCACAAAGGTCGTCTTCGTGCGTACGCTGCATGATGATGATCACCGAGTCTTTCAACGGGTCGAAAAGACGGGAAAGAACGGTATTGTCATACCAGTTGTTGACGCCCGTGCGGATAATGTTTGACCCAGACTCATCAGGCTTTATTGGGTCGTCGATTATGAAGCAGTTGTGGACAAGAACCGAGTTTGCAAAGAAGTTGCTGTTTCCTTCAACTTGGATGTCATAGAATCGCTCCTGCTTTCCGCGATGGACGCCAACTGAGGAAACGGTGACAACGCGGAGTGATGGTGTATCGAATGATGTGTGCTGCACAGAGTTATCAGATTGTTGGCTCTGTTGTCGGCAGGATTGTGATTGACATGGTGAATATGTAGTTTTGATCCACAACCACAAATTGCGCATGACTTTCCGTCCCTTTCTAAAATGACTGGACGCATAAGATAAAACCACAGAGCATAGCTTTTTCCATGCGAATATCTGGAGTTTCCTTTTCCTGACATTTTTAGCGAGTGGTGTGCGTTTTTGCAATCCATCCCGCAAAACTTTGTCCTGTGTGATAACGGCTTGAAAATAACCCCACAGGTTGCGCAGGAAATATCCGATAGGATTCTGTGACTTTTCCGGTAAATCTTTTTGCATTCTTCCCCGCAGAATCTCCTTATCTTTGTCTCCGTTTTCTTTCCACACTGAAGACACTTTCTGAAATGCGTTGCGCAATATGCTTCGTGTGAACACTCTCTTGAGCAAAAACAAGATTTGTTGTTTCTTGCTACCTTCTTTCTGGCATCGTACATTTTCAGTTTCATTTCCTTGCCGCAGAAGTCGCAAGCTACCGAAACTTCTACTTTTCTCATCTTGAAGTAGCATGCTTTGCACACTTTCGATTTCTTTCCCGCCTTGTTCCCGCACACATGACACGTGCGCTTCAATGACTTTATCTCCGGAAACAATATCTTTCGCCTCAACGTAGCCTTTTCGTAATACGAAGAATTTGTGTTCTCCAGTGCAGTTAATGACAGTTCCCGTAGATGTGGTAATGGCATATGTTTCCGAGTTATTCGATTCCATAAATGCCAATGCTCGGCGGTACTCCGCCTTACCTGTGGCATGATTTACAGAAAGTACTTTACTCGGAACGCATGACTTCGCAAGGTCTTCAATTCTTATCGTACCATTCTCTGTTTCAATAAGAGTATCCCACCGGACGCAGTTTGCCCGGTTTCCCGTGATCGAACCGCCCGTTCCGGTAGCGTAGTAACTCCCCCCCGCTTCGTTCTTCCAAAAACCCTTCGTGTTGGTGTCTTCTCGGATGGGGGAACGACGTGGGAATACCTGGCTGAACGTCTCGGACTGATAGTAGTCACGCGCTTCGGAACCGTAGGTTTGCGTCAGGGTCGTGGAATAGCCCGTGGCGATGATTTGCAGGTCTGGACGGTTCCCAAGCGCCCATACGGGGAAACACTTGGTGATCAGTTCTGTTTTACCGGACCCAGGTGGCACGTTGATGATGAGGCGCGGGCATTTTCCTGCCAGAACATCCGACAACGATTCTGCGAGAACGGAATAGTGCCAGTTCTCGGCAAAATTCTTTCCTTTCTCGTGTTGAAAGAAATACTTGATAAAGGCCAAAAGGTTAGTCCTTTCGACCTCTCTCCGTTGTTCGAGCTTTCGTATGGCGAGAGCCTTACGGGCGGCGTGGACAAGAGCGACTTCCCCAGTCATTGTTTATTTTTTACGATTCTTGGACTGGTACTTTGCTTCTGAAAGAGCGATGGCGATGGCCTGTGAACGTTTCTTAACAGGCTTTCCGGAAGAGGACTTGAGGGTTCCAGTCTTGAACTCATGGAGTACCTTTCCGATTTTCTTCTGCTGCTTGGTGGGTTTCATAGTTATTATTTCTTAATTGAGTAATCATGTTTCATACTTCTTCCTAAAGAATCACGCAATGCGTGTTCTGCTTCATGTAATAGAGTAGGAACAATGTTTCCGAGTTTATCTCCACCGTAAAAAATTATGTTTCCTCCAAGTTTTGACTCACCCATTGGGACATAGGAAGCATTCAAAACCTCGCTCCTTTTCATCGACTTATCAACTATTGTTATTGGGGTATCGAGTGCGTCTTTGTAGAGTTCCCTTATTTCTGAATCCTGTATTAAATCACCCAATACAAACTTAGTCCCGGCGTTATTCTTTTTAATAGAATTATAGAGAGAGGCCATATTATCCATATTCATCGGATGTTCTCCAGAAGTAATCTTTTTTGAAATCTTATCTATTGCATACTCTGCCATATTATTGGCACTTCTCTCTAAATTTGAAGATGTGTATTTCTCTAAATTTACTGGAGAGTTTTTCATAGTCTCCGGTGTCAATTCGTCCCCCAATCCTTCAAACATCGTCTCCAACTGCGTCTTCGGTTGCGCTGTTTCCAAGTTTCCAAAGATGCTGGACGCTTGCGAGGATGGTGCCTCTTGCACGGCTGTTCCAATACCACGCGGTACCGGGTCTCCAGAGAGTCCCAGCCCATTTTCTACGTACAAACGCTCCTTGGCCCACTTGGCGCGTTGGAGAATCACATTTGCGGCGGATGGTGTAGCTGCCTTTTCAAGTGCATTCTGGGCGGCTTCGTCAATAACGGTCTCTGCAAACGAGGGTGAGAGTCGTCCTTCACCCACGGCGCGGCGGGTCGCATTGACGGCTTCCTGTGCCCAGTCGCCGGAGGCGAAACGGTTGTTCATGGCGCGTTCTGCTTCTGCGACCACGGCCTGAACGCTGCGGGTAGACTTTGGAGCTGGGAGCAACGGAGTACCTGTTGGACGGTTTCCTTTCACCAATACACCTTGGCCACCGGCGAGGACGTCCTGTCGTGGCATACCGACGTTCTCGATCACTCCGCGTCCGGCTTGTTGTCCGAGTACGGAACGGGGAGAAGGCATGGAAGTATCAACGGTGTGAGCCGACTCTGCCACAACACCTTCTTTCATCTTTTCTTCTGCACGCTTAAATGACTCTAAAACGCTTTTTTTCTCGGAGTTGCTTAATTTCGCTCCCGTCTTGATCTTAGACAGTATGGATCGCTTGAGTCTTCCGTAAGTCTCCAGAATTTTTACGATAACCGAAGGATTCGTAGCAAGGTAGGTCAACAGCGCGGTTGTTCCACCGGATCCGATGGCAGCTCCACCGATCAAAGCACCTCGGATATAAGTTCCGACCTTTATTCCCTTTGCGGATTCGATGTCCTCTAAGGCTCTGATAGCTTTGATTTCTTTCTCGATCCCTGGGAGCAACTTTTCCATTCTTGCCAGTTTTCCTTCATTTCCTTTGTTCGCAAGATTAGCAACAATGGATTCCGCATTATCTTTGAGCGTACCGTCTGACTTGTACAGATCCTTTTTGAGGCGGTTCATAAACTCACGCTCGGGAGCATAAACTGCGTCCAGCTCTTGGAGACCTGCCACATTCTTCTTTGCCAAGTCGTCGATGGTGGAGCGGAGATTTTTAATCAGTCCGTTAGCAGTCTTGACCGACGGGTCGGTGAAATCAATGTATTTGTCGAGCTTTTGGCGAATGTCGTGGAGTGTTTGACCGGAGATATTATCCGCCGCTTGAACGTCTGCCCGTATCTCGTCCAAGGCTCCTTGTATTTTCTTCCCTTCCGCAGTCGTGAGAGACGTCCCGACCGTCTTCACTTGTCCGTTTTCATATTTGGCCGTCTCGGAGAGCTTCTTTTCCAAGGCACCGAGAACATCTTCTTTAGAAAGCGTTGTGACTTGCTGACGTGCCTTTTCATAGAGCTTCCCACCTTCTGAAAGCTCTTGCAACCGCTTATCGGTGGCGTCAATAACGTTCTCAAGAACGCTCCTACGTGCGTTATCTACGCCAATTTCACGGTATTTTGGAAGTTGCGTGTTATTGATGACCTCTTCAACCGTGGTTTTATTCAATCCCGGTATCTGTGCGGCGAGAGATTTTGTAGTCTCGGAGACAGCCTGTCCAGCACGCTCAATCGGTTTCGCTACGGATGTTGCGGCCGTTTTGAGTATTTTTGGAGTCGCTTCGGCCACTTTCTCGGCCCCGGAAACCACCTTAGCAGTTCCGGCCTTTAATGCTGCTTTCCCAACTTTTGTGGTACCAGCTGCGAGAAGAGTTCCGATCGGGTCTTCCGCAACTGACTCTGCCACAGCTGAGCCAACTTGTTTTGCTTTATCTACCACATCCTGCGTAGCTTGTTCCTGTGTGAACTGATTAAAAAATTGACCTGAAGGCTGAATGGCCGTTTTTGCGAGTTCTCCAGGTGCTTGGAGAATCTTTCCGGCTGTATCGAGTATATTTTCCTTACCAGTAGCATTACGAGCAATAAATGTTCCGATATTCTTTGCCTCCGGGATAATATTCTTGACGAAAGCCTTCCCAAATCCGGTGATTCCTCCACCCTGTTCTTCAATCGTCGTCTTCTGTGCGTAGGGGTCATAGGACTTCACAAACTCCGAATACTGCGGGTATTTCTTCAACACCTTCTGCCCCACTTCTTCGTCGGTGAATTTTCCATAGGCAGTCGGATACTTAGCTTTTGTCTTAGCCCCGAGTGCAGCTACCGCCTCTTGACCCAACTCTGGGTTTTTCATCTGTTCCAGAGGAATAGCAGAAGGTGACGCCACACCAATGGTCGCGCCACCATATTTCTTCTGCCAGTCGAGTGCTTCTTGCTTTGTGGAGAAAGTAGGCATAACGGCTAATCAAGAATCCCAAGCGGGTCTGCCTCATTTGTACCTACATTTCCCGTATCCGCAACGCCCATAGATCCTAATTCAAGTGCTGCTGTTGCTGGTACCGGAAGAAATTCGGTATCTATTTTCATTTTCTGCGCGGAACGCTTCATGTCCTCATATTTTCTCTTGTAGGTTTCCGATCGGTTCTCAACATACTTTTTAGCAATCCGAGCAAAGTCTTTTCTCTGTCCATCATCCAGAATCTCTCCATTCCAGAGCTTGTTGTAGATTGTGTTCCAGGCCTTGCGAGCAACTCCAGCGGACGATGCTGCCAGTTGGAATTCTCCCTCGCGCACTGTTGAGCTTGGGTCGAGTGTCTTCATAAATGCGAAGATACCGGCCATATCTCCAGCTCCGCTAACGTCCTCCAGAGAAGACTTGACGGTGTTCCAAGATGCAATGCTGTCCTCAAACGCCTTTATCTGCGGATCAGACCGGAACTCTGTCTTGATCTGATTGAGGAATATGCGCTGGTCGTCGGTGAGAGAGCCGCCCGCCTCTTGCTGTTTCGAGTTCAGGTAAGCATCCACCTGGTCTTTTGTAACTCCTGCCTTTTTGAGCGTTGCAAGACCGGATTTCGAGAAGAAATCACCCTTGAGAGCGTCGATTTGGGATTTTTGGGCAGCTGACAATACACCTCCGGTGGAAGGTTGTTGAGTCGGAACTTGCGATAATACTCCTGACCCGCCCTCATTCTTGTACATTTTTTCCACCGCTGCGCGTTTCTCTTCTTCAGAAAGAGATGACCATTGTTGATTCGTCATGCTTGTATGCGTCCAGCGCGGCGTGCCACTTTTCGTAGAAAACAGATTTTTACCGCTTGCCACTGCTTCATCAAACTGTCTTACGGTATTTGCGATTGCATCTACCCCGGTTGGTACAAGCATCTTGGCTGTGTAGAGCGTCTTCCCACTCGCAGAGGTGAACGGGTCACCCTGTACAAAGTCCTTTCCCTCCACCATCCCAAGAGATCGAGCAACATCCGTCGTCATGGCAGTTGGATTTAGGTTGCGGTCTGTGCGGAAGTCGGAAGCTCCACCAGTTTCTGCCGGAGTTCCAGTGGCCCCCGTAACACCAACATCCGCACGGACAAACTTCCCTTGTGTCTCGTCCCAGTAGCCCATGATATCAACGCCATTATCATCCTGTCCTATCTTCTGAACATTCGGAGCCTTTGCTGCGGCAAGCGTGGCCTTCTTAAATTCTATCGGGTTCCCGTTCTTGTCTGTCAACGGAACAACGTTTCCTTGTGCGTCTTTCTTCACAAAATACCCGAGTTTTGCGGACTCTGCCTGGTCAAACCCTGCAAGGCTCAGTTCTGCTTTTGCTTGGGTCGTCATCGTGCTGAGCAGGTTCTGCAATGCCTGTTCGTTCTGTACCTGTCCTTTCTGGTTCGCCTCCTGCATACGTTGAAAAGCGGTCGCTTGGAGCTGACCGAGTTGTATGTCGAGGTTGTTGATAGCGTCTCGGTAGGGCTTCAATGCCTCCGCGTCGGCGTTCTGTTGCTGGAGGAGGTACATCTGTACTTGCGCCTGGTACTTTGCCTCTTCTGCCTGGACCTGCTGGTCGATAGACTTCTGAACTTCATCGACGGACTTGAGTGCGTCCGTAGAACGTCCACCACCCATTGCGGAAAAGTTGTTCTGAATCGTGGACTTTCTCTGGTTCCCTTGCTCCCGGATAGAGGCAATGCTCTTGTCAGCAGTCGCTCGGAGTGTTTGCTCGTACGCTTTCATGGCTTCTTGGTCGGCTTGGGCGCGTCGGGCTTTCTCGGACTCAAACGACGCTTGGGACGCTTCGAGCTGCTTTCTGGCTGTCTCTTGCTCTTGGTAGGCTTTCTCGGCATTCTTACCCACCGTAGAACGTCGAATTTGCTCTGCTTCTGCGGGAGTAGCAACTCGTTGGACTCCGTTTGCGTCAGTGAGAATGAAAGAAGGTGTACCATCTGTGCGGTTCGTTAGTTTGACGTCCGAAGACATCTCAACCCTGTTTCCTCCGAAGGTTGTCCCGTCCATTCCGAGAGCTTGGCTCACACCGCCCATCAGGGCGGCCTTGGCGTTGATTTGGCGCATGAACGTGCGCTCTTCCTCCGTCAGTTTTGTCGGGTCTTTTGCAGAAATCTGCAAGAATTTGTCAGCGTCGGTAGATCCGGTCGTCGATACGGGAACTGGAGTACTGGAAGCACCCACGGCCGGACGTTCTACCACGCCTACGGTTGGTGTGGCAATCGGAATGAGCGGGGATGGTATTTGTGCAGGAACAACAGGAGTTATCGGAGCGACTGGTGCTACCGGAGTGGGTGATGTAACTGGTTTCGGATTGAGTGCAGCCGATGCTTTCGCAGCCGCATCGTTCATCCCTGTGGCAGTAGACAGCCGTTGTGTGTCTTCTGCCGTGTATTGCCCAGACTTAAAACGCCGAGCAGCTTCAGCGGCTTGGCTCACCCCACCATATTGATTGATGAGGTTCTGGCGTGCGAGTTCTTGAGATGTGGGCATAGGAGAAAATTAGTCTTGGTTGACGGTAGAATTGGCCGCAATATACGTAGAAATCTTCGGCGTCAAAGCATACTTCACGCTAAAGTCTTTTACATATGCACTGTAGACGCCGCTGGAAATCTTATAATAGAGCTGTATCAAATCACCGGACGCGAAAGTAAGGTTCTCTGCGAAAGTTTGGTAGCCACCGGTAGAGTCTGCCCTTTCTGTTCCAACGGCAACACCATTTTTATAAATTCTTCCATTCGCCGTACCAGAACCAGAACTGGTCTTCAAAGAAAATGTAACTGTATAGGTTCCAGCCACGGGACAGACTATTTCCTTTACTTTTACGTAACTTGTCGAGTTGGAACTTCTTTCTGTGTTCGCTACGTTTGCCGTGAATGTCGTGCCTGCTCCAACAGCCTGTGCGTGGAACTTGTCGGTTTGTTCTACCGTGGGAACCAAGACCGTGCTGGATCCTGCCAAAATTTCTTGGTCTGTGGAAAGTTCTACCTCTCCTTTTTCTGCCGACGTTGCCCGGAAAGAGTCAAGAATAAAGTTTGTTCCGTCGTAGGTCAGTTCGTGTATTGAGTTGGCAGCAATGTCTCCGTCCTGCGGGTCGTTCCCAGCCAAGGTCTTGATGGCTTTGGTGTTGAGCGTGCAAGCTCCTGTGTTGGCGGTGGTGAATTTCACGCGCATCTTCACACCTGCAGCGAGAGTGACGGTAGGTATAAATGTCGCCGTGTAGGTGTCACTCACATCGGAAGATACCGCGTATTGTATGAAATTCGCAGCGTTGAGCGCGGCAGTAAGGTCAACTACGGTTCCTCCATTGTCCTTGTATTTGAGCGCATTCGATGCTCCCGAGTCCCGGAAGAGTTCTCCATTGAGAGCGTCGGTGGTAGAACAGGCGCGTGTAATAGCTTCGTCGTCTCCGGTGGCCAGGTTCTCCCAGTTCCCACCGACATAGACCTGAACCGCACCGGCTGCTGTGTTTCCGCAAACCTGATAGTCTACCGGAGAAGGAATAGCTGCGTCGCGCGCTGCGTCGTCTGCGTAGGTGATAAAAGGACCGGAGAATCCGTTAATGGCGTCCACAATTGCCTTCCAAAAGGCGTAGGAGTCCGAGATGATACAAGAAGCACCCGCCGGGTGCGTCTGTGCGGTCGTAGTGACGCCGTTCCCTTGGGTGATGTTGCGGGTCTTTATGCGCAACCGCTTGTTGGCGGAGTCGATCAAGTCAATCTCTATCTCTTCCGCACGATCGTTGCCAGTATCAAGACGGAGAGAAGTCGTGACGCCCGATGGGAGAGTGAAGTCAGGCGTTGCAGCAACGTTGATATAACCTCCAGCACCAGTTGCCGAGTCAAGGCGTTGCGTAAGCGTCGTATCAAAGCCATCTCGGAGTGGGTAAAAATTGAGTGCCATATTAGGCGAGGGATGAAGAAGCGATAAAATCCAACTGTTCTGATTCAACCGAAACTCGGACTTTTTGCAAGCCCCATGCAAGCGAAGATGATTCGCTGGAGAGTTCATATTGGAAGGCGTTCCCGTCTGCATAGACCGGGAGGCGTAGTACGAAAGGATACATTTCCAGGTTGGAAGAAGTCTTTCCTCCTCCCAAAGCAACGTCTCCCAGCGGATTCGATCCAATCGAGAACGCTCCGGATGTATAATCTAACATGGAATCGGTAACGCGGCCGCTAGAAATAACAGTTCCGTCGAGGTAGATGTTCACGTCGAGTGGATCACCGGGAGATTTGTACCCAATCACGTCCACCCATTCGATGAACTTGAAGATGCCAGAAGTTCCAAAGTCACGCTTCTTGGAGAGAAGACGTGCCACCATCGGGTCGTCGTTGTCGTCAAACCCTTCTTCCAGAGAAAGAAGTTGCCCGGATGTACCCTGTGCCAACAATATCTTTTTCGTCCCATCGGTGCGCTTCAGCAACGAGGCATCATAGACGGCCGGGAGGATGTACTGTGTCCACCCACCGAGGACGGAATAGACCAAACAGGAATCCGGTACGTTCCCGGAGGTTGGGAAGAACAGGTAATAGTTCTTGAGTTCTGTGCTGTAAAATCCTTTGACGGCCTGTCGGTCGGTAAAGCGTCCTGGAACGTTGAGCAGCGTTGCCACTTCGTCCCCAATACTCACTTCTCCCAATCCAGCGGCACCCGTGGTGCTGGTTCGGTTGGCAAGCTGGTCGATGCCGGAGTCGTTGAAGTAGAGCAGTGCATTCCCTGAACCTTCGATAGAGCGGTGGGAAAGTACTCCGTTGCGCGGGTCGAGTCCCGTGGCTGTAAATGAGCCAGAGAGTCCCACGTTGTAGATCTTTCGGTCCTTTGCTGCCAAAAGAGACGACCCGAGATCCTTTAGACCTTGGATGCGTCCTTCTTCGTCTCCACCAATAACGCCAGAGTTTGCGTTGATGGCGCTGGCATCTGCCGGAAGAGTAGCGGTGTAGTAAAGCGTCGTCGGGTTGGCATCTTCACCAGCACCAAAGACACGATCGGCCATGTAGCGGAGGAAGCGGACCTTCGGCTGGGCTGCATAGACAGTCTGGGCGATTCCGTTCCAGGCTCGGTAGGCATCCACGCCATTGCACATATACACCACGTTCTTGTACACGGCAAAGCTCCAGCGTGTGCGACAGTCGGTCCATCCTGCGGTTGTTTCGTACTCTGTCAGTCCAGAAACGATCTGTGTCCAGTAGAGGTTGTCCTCCATGCTCCAGAGTGATGTCCCCGAGGCAGCGAGGATATAGTTCTTCTGGGTGTCGTCACGGAGGTGGCAGAAGAGCGACGTGACGGGGGAGTTGTACGTTGCGGAATAGGCTCGTAGGTCGTCAAACCTGATACCAGCTTGTGCAGCGTAGGAGCCTGTGAAGGTTGCACGTAAACGGGCGTAGGCTATCGTCGTATCCACGGGAGTACCTGTCGTAGTTGCAGAAGAAAACGGAAGTGCATAGTACACTCCTTGATTCTCGGTTCCGATCGTTACCGTCCACTCGTAGTAGTTCGAGGAGTCCGACCCAATCCGGAACTTCACGTCCGTCAGGTTCGTCTTGAACCCAGTCGGGACAAAAAGGAAAAAACCAACGTATCCTTTTGCGGTGGAGAGGTTGGCAGAGAGTGTAGACTTGGTCAGGCTTGCAGCACCAGCCGATGGCGTTATGGCAAAGGAAACGCTGTTGGTTCCACGCAGGGCCGTACCAGTGGCGAGAGTGTTTGCGTCTTCTGAGACTCCCCAGCCTGTCGTCGCGTCACACAGATCGAGCGTTACGGCTGCGTCTGGAACCGGTTGGCCATATCCAACGTATCCGTTGCGGGTCCGCAGTCTTTTATCACGGGAATAGACGAGGTTCTGTGCCACCTCGAAGTAATCCGTGTTATTGGCAGGATTGGTAGATAGCCCCTTATAGATCTGTGGAAACTCTTTTACGGACATATTTAGCGGGTTACATTCCAACTTTGGCCATCAACGCGGAAGCGATCGGCGGTCGTAAGGAGGGAGATTTCATTGGAGAGTTCAACAAGCTTCTGTTGCGCGCTGGCAGCATACCGTGGCATACCGGAGAGCAGGTAGTAGGAAGCAGCTTTTGCAATGGCTACGTCATAGCGAGACGGAAGCACACAATCCACCGATGAAGTGACGGTGGGTAGCTGTCGCCAGTACATAAACGGAACCGTTGCGCTTGAGGAAGGAAGCGGGTAGAACCCAATGTTCGCACCGTCAAGGTAGTATTTGCTCGGGACGCCACTGGTAGATTGTCCGAAAACGTCGGCCTTCTCTACGTTTGAAACGCTCCAGGGAGTGTTGGCAATCGTATTCATCCGAATGAAGTCTGCCGGGAGTGCATATTCCTGTGTACCAGCAACAACTGCAACACTGGAACTTGCGGAGTTGAGAGGCCAGGCGAAGTTCCCGCGCTTCTGGACTTCCAAGAGTCCTTGATTGACGGAAGCGTCTACGGAAGAATCATCCCAAACCTTTCCGTTGGGGTCCATGTTCTTCATTTCGCTGCGTACCAGTGACCGGAGGGTGACAAGTGAGGACATAGAAATTTCTTATGAGTTCAGTTTATGCCAAGCGGTAATTGACGCAAGCGACACGGAGCAATTCTTTGTGTTCTGGAGAAAATATGAGAATCCACGCATCTGGTCCGCTTTCTTTCACATCGCATTCGTACCCGTACTTTCGGAAGAGAGCCGGTATGGTGGAACGGAGACAAAGCTCGGGCGCCTGTCGCCAGCGATCTGGTATGCTATCCCTGGAGACGATGATTGATACAGGACTGTTCAGAACCTCTTGATTGAATCCTAAGTGACGGAGAAGACAGGTCATCTGCGAGAGTGTCACCTGCGGTTCGTAGACGTCGCCCAGTTCTGCTTTACCTCGGAATAATAAACGAAAACGCCCGTCCTGTGCGAGTTTCAGGCGGGCGGTCTCAATGTTGTTTCCGAAGTAGTAGAGCATTATATCTTCGCAATTTTAGCCAGTTCTGCATCCGTGAGCTTGTCGAAGTCAATGGTCAGGTCGGTCTTCTGCTCCACTTCGGTCTTGTCCTTCCACCCAAAGTTCTTGAGTGCGAAGATGGCTCCAGTTGGCCCAGTCTCGTACATCCTGTTTTCATATCCGTTCTGTACTCGGAGATATGCTCTTTTTATCGGTGCGGAAAATTCGTCCTTTTCAGAGTAGTCTTTAATGGTTTCTATCTCACAGTCAAGATGCAACGCCAGACCGGTTATCGTAGGCTTCTCACCTGCCTTTGCGAAGTATTCTTCTATCTTCGCTTCAAGCTCTTTTGGATCTTGGAATTTATGAGGTCGTCCGGCTGGCATGTTCTTTATTGTTTATTCTCTTGGTAGACTGCAATCAACCAAACGATGGCTGCTACGACGGCGTAGGTGACCGGCTCTTGGTAGTTCGGATCGCTCGGAACATTGTGATATTCCAATAACTGACCTATTGCGATAATGGCTACGGATATTGCCATCACTTTTTGAGATAAATCTCTGATTGCTCCCCACATAGGATTATTGGATTATGGCTTCTTTATAGGAGCGTGTGATGTCCTGAACGGTGCATTGCATCTTCTGGGCCAGTACCTTCAACCCTGCACGCTGTACCCACTGTATCTTTTGATCTGCGGGTAACTGGATAGATGTCTTGAGCTTCTTGAAAATATCCGTGAAAGTGACCTGCTTGTGTGGGTCGTTGTCGTTCGTGTGGATTATACACGTCAATGGCCGGGTTTCAATAAAATTGATGTCGAGATGTTTGACTGCCTCGTTGAGTGACTTGATCGTCTGCTTGATAGATACCTTCACGCGTACTGGGATGTGTCCTTTCTGGACTTCATGCTTCCCACGGACAAACTCGAAGATATCGTCTTTGACGACGATGGTTTCACCTTGTTCAGGAAGTTTTGTAAGAGCAATGAGGACGTTTGTGGGCATGGGTAGATGTTAGTATCGTGTAGCTGTTGATCCATAGACTTTCTCGGGTGCTTCTCCGGGAATCTCGAGGATAGAGCGAACAAAGTTGCAGGCGGTTCCATAGAGTTCTTGCTCCAAAAGACGCTGTTGTTCCTCTTCGCATCTCTTTCCTGTGTTCTTGATAGCGGACAGTTCTCTTTCGGCGATGTCCTTTTTTCTCCAGTCAGGGACTTTATACGATGGGAAATTTCCAGAACCAACCGGTCGTCCGAACTGGGACTTGCGGAAAGTTGGGTCTTTCGGTAGTTTGCTTTTGCCCACTCGGGCAACCGCTTCCCCCGGTTTTCCACCCTTTGCTTTACTGCGAAGGGTGGTTTTGTGAGTTCTAGTGGTCATTAGGCACCGATGAGTCGATAGGTAACGTGCAGTTGAGGGTTCTTGCTCCAAGATACTTTCACCGATTTATAGGTCTTGTCAAATTCGTATCCCATGGACCTGAGGATTTGGAGAATCTTGGTATGAGAGGCAATGCCGAGCTTCATCAGTTGTTTTGTGGTCATCTTTCCTTTGTTGTCGATGAACGCTTGGAGCATTCTATCTGCCTGTGTTCCTGCGTTGGGAAACACAATCTGTCTTGCGGGTGCCATAGTATTGAGATAATGAAGTATTAAAATGGAACGTCAGCGATGTCAATTTCTTCTTTTTTTGTTTGATCTTTTGGTGTAAGACTGGTGAACTGGTCAGCGACAATCTCGGTCTTATAGAGTTTCTTACCTGACTGATCGTCCCATGTGCGCGTCTGTAATCGTCCTTGAATATAGACCTTGTTTCCCTTCTTGATGTACTTCTCTGCGAAATCGGCGGCGGAGTTCCAAAGGACGATATTATGGAACTGTACCTCATCTTGCTTCACGCCGGACTTATCCTTGAACGATCGGTTCGTTGCCACTGAGAAGGTGGCTACCTTATTTCCAGACTGTGTTTCTTTCACTTCTGGGTCTTGGCACATATTGCCGATGATGTGGACACAGTTGAGCGAGGACATATTGAAAAATGGGTTAGGAAACTTTATTTGCTTTTCTCTCGGCGTGGTCTTTCATGGCTTCTTTCGAATATTTCCGGAAGTCGTGACCAGTCAGGTGTGGAACGCAGCGGAAAATGGAAACCATTTTGTAATTCTTCTTGTAGAGTCCAAGGTTTGCTATGATCAGAAGTCCATTGCGTGCCATCCAACGTACCGTGATCTCACGGACGTGCTCTTGGTATTCTGGCATGATACTTTCAGCGAGTTCTGAGAACGTGCGGAAGTATTGGAATCCGGATATGGACTTTGGAAAGCGTTTTTTTGCGTCGGAGTAAAGCATAGTGTTTTCTTGAGTTCAGTATACGCAGGAAAAGTATTTTGCAAAACTATTTTGTTCTATTTTCTTGATTGTTCCGAGCGTTCAATACATGTATAAGATGGAGCATCAGTAGTGATACTATAAGCATCTTAAGTATTAACATGGTCTTATTTTAAAATAATTTTAAGCACAGAAGGGAATAAGAAGGAAAAAATTCTAAGGTTCACCCTAAAAAACAAAGGTCTTTCTTCCCATTCTTCTTTTGAAAGAGACAATTGCAGAATTTGGAAGTTCTGTGATTCATCATTATGATTCATGATATTATTGTTTGTTATTGAGTAATTGTGCCTGTTTAACCTGTGCATGGAGAGTCTGTGCTTGTTCAAGGAGTTTTAGTACCATTGAATCAAGCTGTCGGATGTCATTGAGTAGTTCTTGCATAGGTTATTTTTTAGAGTTTTGTTGTTCTGAAATAAAACAACCAATAAGTGCTAATATAAATAATGAACCAATAGTCCAAACAACACCAGTTTCACCACAGATATAATGCGATAGGCTGACAATAAATGCACCCGGAATTGCCAGTACTATAAGTATGAATGGAATTGCTAAGAACATACCAGAATCCTCGATTTTTTTATTTTTCATTTTCTTTTCTTCATTATCCAAGAAATAAAAATCCTCTTGAACGTCTTTCGGAAGTTGACAGTATTGGATTTGCTTCAAGTCTTTTGTGGTGTCCATGGTAGCAACTTATGAGTTAAGTTTCTTGTTCCTTCGTTCACATTCTGCTTGGGCGAGAGCGAGGGTGGGAAAAATATCTTCTTCTGTCACTCCCCACTCTCTCGGCTCATCTTTCTGCATGATACTATATCTAACATAGCGTGCAGTATTTGAAGTGAATGTATCTATTCCAACAATCTTACCTAAAAACAAATCTATAAATGGAGTAAAATACACCTCCTGCCCTATGTCGTACTTTGTTTCGATGTGCATGGTTATTTGGTGAGAGGAATAAATTGGATAGTCGTCGTGGTAGATGTCAATTCTGTTCTCATTTCACCTCTGTGACACTGCGGACAACCATTATAGCAGTTCGGACAATACTTGCACCCGCAAGCGCATGTAATATCTTGATGAATATGCATGAATGTACTTGTAAAGTTACTCATAAGTGTTGTTACTCCAACCACTTTCAACTCTCACGAGTCTTTGTGGGGAGGGTGGTTAGGAAGGTATACAAGTAATACAAACAAAATTCTTTTCTCGGCAGTGAATAACAGGGTGCATTGTAGTAACAAGCTCTACTCCGTTCCATACTGTTTTCCATGCGTTATTTCTAACCGGTTGTGGTTCTGCTAGTCCTAACCATGCAGCTTTGCAAATCGAGCGTACCATCTTAATCAATGCGCAACTGCAACTGATTTTCTTTGACCGGTGTATCCTCTCTTGAAATCTCACTAGGCAGTGTTGTGTGTAGCACTTGCTCTTGGCTTTCGGACCGAAGGGTAATAGGTAGAGCATATGGTTCAAATAAATAAGGTATTCCGGCTCTTTGTAAATATGTGTATATTCTGTTTTCAAATGTAAACCAAGCGTTATCTCCCCAGTGGTCTTTCTGCAGAACAATGTCCTTTCCTTTTGTCGCTCTGCAATCGGAGTCCGAGAAACATTCCTTTTGCGAGAATATAAATTTCTGTGGAGTCTCTCGTATTTTGTAGATGCCTATTTCGCAGTCTCTGTTTCCTTGGCGGGTGAGTTTGTAGAACATATTTACAACCTGTTTACCATCTTGAACTGTTCCTGTCCTATTTTGAAACCGTTGGCAAATGCTTCCTCCAACTCCTTCTTGTGTTTCTCTTGGAGTTTACTTGTTGCCGATTCTTCACCATCACGGTAAAATGCGGCGCAAATATCCACGAGTCTGTC